AGGAATTTAAAGAGTCACTTGTCTGTAATGTATCAAATGCTATTGTTCCGTTTGCCATTATGAGAGGTCTCCTGCAATATGTATTGCTACCAAATCAGTGTCTCCAGTTCCACTAACAGTACCTGCTGTTCTTAATCTCATGGCAGTTGTAGTGTTTGTGTCGGAGTGTTCTAAATCTATTTTTGCTCCATAGTTTACATCTCCTGCTCCTGCTACTGGTGCATAATTTACATTACCCATTGCAGTAGAAAGTGTTGCAGTGTAATCACCAGTGCCATTGTCTGTTATACTAGCGTAATTAAAACTATCGTCTATAGCTATAGTGCCTGAACCATCAAATCTAATCCATCCTTTTATTAAGCCTTGCTGAATACTTGTCTGATTGCTACCTTCACCTCTAATAGTCATAGAGTTTGCACTTGAACTAACTACAGGTGTTGAGCCAATGGTTACTGTTGTTACAGTAGACTTGCCTGTGATTGTGTCTAGTATTATTTCACTCATGCTAAGTTTCCTTAACTCGGTTTCTTTGGAAAAGTAATAGTTTTATATAAAAAATTTTCATCTAATTCATCACTAGTTGGTGTTTGACTTGTTATATCTCTAAGAGCTTGTCTATATGTTTTCCATTCATTACTCATAATTATATCAGAGTTAGCCATCCAATCAGTTTCAGCTAACAATTCATTTCTTTGTCTACGAAGTTCAATCATGCGTCTATTTGTTGCATTATCATTCCATGCTTTTATTTCAGCATCTCTAACTTTTTGTTCTTCATTTGTTAATTGCACTCGTTGGTAATTTAACATTTTATAATCGTTAGCCATTACACATAACCCTTAACACCATAAACATTTATTCTTCCAGTAGAAATATTACCACTACTAAAATAAAACTCCATACCGACTAAAGAATATTGATACATAGTAAGAGGAGTGCCTGATGCTCCTGATGTAGTGCTTCCTACATGAGCCCCATTAGTTGCCAAGTGAGAGGTAGAGCCATGCCAAAAAATCATATTAGCTTTTTCATTATTAGCATAATAATGATTATGAAAATGTACACCTTCTCCAGTTCCATTTCCTATAGTCGTAAAATGTAGTGTAGCTTGTGAAGAACTATCTCCACCACTAGTATTTGAACCACCTATTTGTGCATATTCCCAAGAATTTGGTGCAGTGCTACTTTGAGTCGTAGCTCCATTATCTTGTGATGCTGAAATGTATAATTTTTGATATAAAGTAACACCATCAGTTACAGGTTTAAAAAATGCAGAAACAAAATAGTAATCATAAGTATCATTAATGTAAGTATTATTTACATGGTAACTTGATACATTTGAAATAGTATCAACATTTAGTAAAGGTGCATAAGTTTGTGTGCCACTAGGAGTTTGATTAAAAGTAACAACAGCACCATTTAATGTCATAGCAGAATTACTGCCACTTGTACCTTGTATTGCATCTACTTTAAGTGTACTCACGATATCACTAACCTTCCACCACTATTCACTGTCAATGTAACACTACTATCTACAGTAAGTGTTCCTGTAACCTGTGCATTTTCTGTAGCTAATATTGTTGTATCAGCAGTTAAGTTTTGTGCATTTGTTCTGAACATACCACCTGCCTTAAAATTACCTTTGTTTTCTGCTGCAGGTGTAATAGAACCTCTAGTAGACTCAAGAAAGTACACAAAAATATTATTAGTGCCACTTGAAGGTGCAGCAGTAAATGTTAATGTAGAGCCATCAGGCACAGTATAAGCAGATGTATCTTGAACTACACCATCTACACTTACAAGTATATCTTGTACTGCTGATATTGTTCTTCCTAAAGCAAATGTCGTATCAGAACCATCACCATTAAATCTTACAATTGAAGGTGCTTGTTGAAATGCTGAAGCTAAAGGATTACCTATTAATGTCATTAAGAAATCTCCAAGTAACTCGTCACCACATCTACTGAACTTGCTGCACTTGATGTAATCATTACATGGTCTGCAGCATTTAAAACTAGTTTTTGGTCTCCTCCTACAACAACTAAAGATGAACCTACAGGTATAGGTGCATCCTTAACTAATCTTGCAACACCATTACCTGCATCTCCTATACTTACATGAGCAGATACAGTTATTTGTGAAGTAGATATATTTGCTAAACTTAATCCTATTACAGTAGTTTCTGTGCTTGAAGGACATACATAAGCTTGAGTAGCTCCTGTACCCACTCCTGCTACTACTGATACTTTAAAGTTATTTGCCATAATATTTCCTTATTTATTAATATATTATACTGTATATCTTAACCTAACGCAATAGCAAATGGTATGGGGTCTCCTATACCACCTACTACAGTATTAATACTTGTAATAGCTGCAGTCCGATTTGCAATACTAGTTGCCATAGTTGCAGATAAATTTGTAACAACTGTGTTTATAGATGTTATTGCTGCAGTACGACTATTGATACTTGTAGCCATAGTTGCAGATAAATCTGTTATTACAGTATTTATAGATGTTATTGCTGCAGTGCGATTATTAATACTTGTAGCCATTGTGGCACTAAGATTAGTTACTACAGTATTTATAGAAGTAATTGCACTTGTTCTATTACCAATACTAGTTGCTAGTGTAGAGCTTAAATTAGCAACCACAGTATTAATTGATGTTACTGCATCTAGATTAGTTTTTGTTAAAGCACTAACTGCAACTGCTAAACTATTAACAGATGTTATCACTGTATTTATACTTGTAATTGCTGCAGTATTCGTAGCTATAGCAGTAGTTCTATTATTAATACTAGTTGCCATAGTTGCACTTAAATTTCCTACAACTGTATTTATACTTGTAATTGCTGCAGTTCTATTAGCAATAGAAGTTGCCATAGTTGCAGAAAGATTAGTTATTACAGTATTTATACTTGTAATTGCACCTACACTTAAATTACCTATAACAGTATTAATAGAAGTAATAGCATCTAAATTAGTTTTAGTTAATACACTAACTCCTGCAACAACTGTATTAATACTTGTTATTGCATCTAAATTAGTTTTTGTTAAAGCACTAACAGCTACTCCTAAACTATTAACAGATGTTACTACAGTATTAATAGAAGTAATAGCATCTAAATTAGTTTTTGATAATGCACTAACTGCAACTGCCAAACTATTAACAGAAGTTATTACTGTATTAATAGATGTTATTGCATCTAAATTAGTTTTAGTTAAAGCACTTACTGCAGCTATTTGTGTTTCAGTTCCAACAGTTACACCTGCTTTAAATAATCTTGTTGCATTTGCACTTACTGCAAAAAAATTAGTTGCATTTAAATTACCTACAGAGGTATCACTAAATGCTAAACTACCTGCAGTTAAGTTAGAAATACTTGCAGTAGTTGCTCTTAATACACTTGTATCTACATTAGTTGCAGTAACTGTTGCTGCAGTTATTTTAGTTCCTACTGTAAGATTATTAAAAGTTACATCAGTAGCACTTACTGCTTTCATATTAGTAGTGCCTTCAATAACTACATCACCACCTATAGATGTATCATTTTCTACTGTAAGAGAAGAAGCAGATACTGTGCCACCTACAAATGCATTAGCAGACACTGTAGTTGCAACACTAACACTTATTACTCTACCATATGTATCAATATTAAACTTACCTAAAGGTCCATAAGTTGCAGATGTTATACCTGTAGTTGCAAGACTTATAGTAGGATTACCTGCTGTACCATTACCATTAGCTACAGATATAGGAGTAGTTCCAGTAATAGTTCTCCCTGAAAGAGTTCCTGAATCACCTACTACAATACCTGTAAGACTTGATAAATCTGCAATGTTATTTAATGCAGTTACATTTGCAGTTAAGGCTACACCACCTATTTGAAATGTACCACCTATATTAACTTTATCTGTAGATATTTGTAATGGAGTTACATTACCTGCACCTGTTTCAACACTCTTTAATCCAGTACCTAATGAACTATTTGCTACACTAACCTGTAACAAATTTTTGTAAGTGTTTGCAATTTTTTGACCTGTAAAATCACTCATATTAAATTCCAATACTTATCTGTATTTTCCCATTCTGTTGTTGCACCTTCCCAATCTAAATTTCTATCTACATTAGACTCAGGTCTTACATCTCTAATAAAAAAACTTTCAGCTACTCTAGGACTTTTATTTTGAGGATGATTTTTTAAATCATATCCACCTTCATAGTCTTGAGGACAAACCATAAGTCCATAGCTATTTTTTTTCATTACTTTACGTCTGTATTCAAAACCACAAACGTCACATTCTACTATTGTATTTTTACCAACTGCCATTATGTAGGTAACCAATCTGTAACTGTTACATTAGTTTCAGGCATAGGAGACCTTCTAGTAGGAAACTTTAATGTTTCAATATCTATAGTATTAGGGATTTTATTTTGAGGATGGTTTTTTAAATCATATCTTTCATAATCAGTAGAACAAACCATAAGTCCATAGCTATTCTTTTTTAAATCCCTTAACTTAAATCTAAATCCACATATGTCACATATGCCTAAAGTATTTCTTGATGTAGTCATTATATACTAATTTTTGGTTTTATTAAAAGACTTACTCTTTCTCTGTCCTCTGTTAATGCTCTAGCAAGTCTTTCTTCATATTCTGTTTTTATCATTGAAATTCTATTCATATCTACATTAGGTCTTTTCATAGACATATAGTATGCAACACCTGCAGTTAAGCATGGTAAAAATCTTCTTGAAATATCAGGTGTCTGTATTGAGGATTTATTTACATCCTGCATATACCTAATTAATTCTAGTTTAACTTTATCTGTAGAATTTTCAGGAAGCGGCCAGAGATATATTTCAGGTCTATCTCTTTCATGTCTTACTGCATATTGAGTAGGTCTACCTTTTTGTTTTTTATTTGGAATCTTTAAAAATTCTTGCATAGATATACGTTCTAATTGTATATCAGTATCATCTCTATTAACAACTGCTTCTAATACATCTATACTTGATGATGCTAATGCATATGCAGTTACACTTGCAGTAACAGTAACTGTAGAAGTTTCTGCAGTCCACAACATAATATCTCTATTTTGCCAATCAGATAGTAATAAATTAATTGACCTTCTTGCAGATTTAGGTTCATGTCCTAGTGTAGGTTCACCACCTATCATTTCCATTGCTTCTTGGATAACTTCATCTATATCCATAGAAAAATCATATGTACCTGATGTACTCATTTCTTTTTAATCTTTCTTTTTTTAATCTTTTTAACAACAGGCTTTTTTATTTGTTGTGAAATACTACTTCTACCTATAGCCATTACTTACCTCTTAACCAGTCATACCATTTTCTTTTATGCTCTTCTGATTCCCTTTGTATGCTTTTGAGTTTTTGGTGGTGCTTTTTTGCTTCCACTTTTTCCTGCCCATAACTTTTTATCTGCCCAATAAGCCGCAGACATTTTGCCCTTACTAATATTTTTCGCATGACGAGCTTTAAAACTCTTTCTAGCTTCTTTAGAATAATTGTGACCCATTGAAGAGTCACCATAATGTATAAGTTTAATTCTATCACCTTCTTTAGCCAAGACCATGCCTTTTTTGCCCGGTCTGTCAGACCTTTTAGGTTTATTAAATCCTGCAAATTTTTTTCCACGATATTCTATTCCTCCTGATGGTAATTTTTTTACTCCGGGATACTTACTCATGCTATCCTCTTTCTAGGTCTAGTTGTTTTTCTTTTTCTTCCTGAAGCAGTTACAGACCACTTAACCATTTTAGGTCCTGTCTTTTTCTTTGCTTCTGTTTTACTAATACGACTTGCTACTTTAGCAGGTCTACAGGCAGGATAAGGTCTAGACTTTTTATCTTTACCTGACCTACCACATTTTTTACCTGTCTTAACATCTCGCCAATCTTCTTTAAACCATTTAGTTAAGCCACTATTTTTAGGCTTTGCCATTAGTAAGTTCCACCACGTTTCTTATAAGTACGTACAAGCCAAGCATTTGCATATGCTGATGGATATACTTTAAATTTCTTTTTTGCTTCTGCTTTTACTCTTGAATATAGTGCAGGATTTTTTGGTTTAGATGAACTTGATTTTTTCTTTTTAGCAATTGCCATTGTATCTCCTTTACTTTGTCATAAGCTTCTTTAATTTCTTGTATTGTTCTTTTACAACCTATACATATATTATCTTTTAATTTGCATACACCTATACAAGGTGTTAAAACTTTCCTGTCCATTTACCTGCAAACCATGCTAACATACCTGCAAAAAATAAGATAACTATAAAACCTATTCCATATCCTATATATTCTATTAATTCTTGTTTACGTTTTGCTGCCATTTTTTCTTCATATCTTCTAGACTTTCTTGCTTCTGCTTGAAACCTTTGCCAATCTTGCCAAAGTCCGGGTCTGCCTAGATAAATCATCATCTTCTTGAGTTCTTCTTCTTTTTCTCTTATCTGTTCAAGAGCCATAAACTCATCTAAATCTCCACCACCACCTTTTGCTTTTTGTTTACTTGCTTTTTTTTCTATTTGTTCTTTAGCAAATACAAAATCAGATATTTGTTTAGCACAACCTGAAAGCTCTTTACCATTAGATATAAAACCTTTTATTATTCCATAAGCGGCATTTGCTGCGGCTAGTTCTGCTAACATTATCTTTTCCTTATGGGTTTACAATCCCTCA